GCCCTTTATAATTAACGTACCTTACGGTAAGTTGATTAGCTGAATACAGCGTTAGCGATCGTTACTGTACCTAAGTAGTCAGCAGCGTTACCTAAGCTAGATGCAGCGTTTGACAACTCAACATAACCATAACGTGTCATGAATGATACGACTGGTTCGAATGTTGATGGATCTAGAACAACACCACTGCTCATCAATGGAATGTATGGGCAATAGAATGCGGCTGCATCAGATTCGCTAGAACCTTTGTAACCAACTAGAACTGCTGTGCTGTCTTGTGCATAGCTGTTTACATACACTTTCATTGCGTTGTTTAATGTACCAACGAACTTGGTGTTTGTAGGTGCTTCAAATGTACCTTCTGTTGTACGAGCAAATGCGCTAGTAGTAGCAGATTGTAGAATTGTTAAAGCAAATGGACTTACTACGGCCCAGTTACCAGCACCACGACGTGTACGCTGAGCGATCAAGTTAGCAACACGGTTGATCTGAACAGCTAGAGCAGCGTGTTCGTCACCAACGAATGTAGCTGTACCAGATACAGCGGCTTGGTCGTATGTTTGACCTACAGATGCTAATGAACCTAAAGATGCTAGGATCTCTTGGTCGATTTCAGCTGTAATTTCTTGAGCTAGAGCAGCCATGATTTCTGCTTCAACGTCAATACCTTGTTGGGCTTGTGCGTCTTGAGCAGCCTCGAATGTCCAACGAGCAGACAATTTACGAGTTTTAGCTTCAACTGTTTGCTTCAAGATTTGGATGCTCATCTTACGACCAGCTTGTCCTTCTAAAGCGGCTGTTGAAACAGCACGATCGTTTGCGCCACCTGAGTAGCCTTCAGCGATCTTGAATGGGCTTAATGCCTCTTCACCAGCAGACACATCAGTACCGCTTGTGCTGTCAAAGGCTTCGCTATAACGTACACGTAAAGTATGGATTTGTCCAACTGGTCCAGTCATTGGTTGTACACCAACCAACTCGTTAGCAATAACGGTTGGCATAACACGACGGATTACTGGTAGAATCACGCGGTTTAGGGTTGCTACGTTGCCAGCAGAAGTGGCACCAGCTGTTGCGCTTTCTTGCAAATACTTACGAGTATTCTCAAGAGTTACGCCCATCACTGATTTCTTTGTGCCTTGTAAGCCTTCTAATAGGGCTTCTTTAGTTTCTGCCCAACGGCCATTTAGTAGTTCTGACATTTAATTTTCTCCTTAAAATTTTAGTCCAGCGAGGCGACGGATGTCAACGATGTTTGACTGTTCCTCGCTGCTACGGTTGCTGTTGGAAACTTTGTTTCCGGTAATTTCTTTAGCCTCTACTAGTGCCTGTTTCTTCTGCGGAGCTTTGTTTGCTGTTCCGTTAAGAACTGCTGGAAGATACTTTTCAAAACTTTCGTTTAGTTTAGTTGTCTTCACGCTCTCCATTAATTCACCCATGATCTCTTTTTGCTCTGTGTTTAGCGGAGCAAGTAGTTCATTCATGATTGCTTTTCTTTCCTGTGACTCTTGTAGAGTACGGATTTCTGCTTGTTTACTTTCTAGTATTTGTTCAGCTTCGATAACTGCCTTAGCAGCCTCTTGGATAGCCAAATCTTTCATGTCTATGACTTTGAGTAATTTTGCAGTTTCTGATTTCTCGTTTAGGTAGCTTGTGCTGTATTCTGCGGCAAAAGCCTCGAATAACTTGCGACCAAAGTCTGCGCGACGAGCTGCTTCGATGTCTTCTTTTAGTGAAGTAATTTCAGAACGTAGGTTCTGTTCTACTACACCTTCGACCATCTGTGCCGCACGTTCAACAAACTGTTGCTTAACCTGCTTGAGTTGTTCACGTCCTTCACGGACTAAACGTACCTTGGTTTCAGCCAAGTCTTGTTTGTCTTTGTAAAACTCTGTAATTTCCTGAGCTAAAGCTTCAATAACGAATTGCTCTAGTTTGCCAAATTTACCAGCCATTTGCTTTTGATCTTCATGCAACTCTGCTACTTCAGAAGCTAACTGACGTGTAACGAATTCCTTCATAACACCTGCGTCTTGCTTCATCTTAACAGCGTACTTAGCTTTCATTTCAGCTAATTGCTTGCGATCTTCTGCAAACTCGACTAACTCACTAGCTAATTGTTCTGATAACATAGCGTCAACAGCTTCAATCATAGTTTGTTTATCGTGCTCGTAACGTTGAGCGAACTCTTCGCGCAATTGTTGAGTAACTTGTTCGCGGTTCTCGTTTACACGAGATTCCCAAGCCTTCTCAATTGACTCTTTGATCTCCTCAGAAACCACATTGTTTTCAAATAACGTTTTTAGTGCATCCAACATGTGATTCTCCTTGTTATTGGAGTTTGCCTATTATATTCAATAGGCTCTCTTTGAGATATTTTTGTGCTTTCGGGTCACCCTTAACCTCTTGCGCTATGCGTAAGGCACTTAATCCGCCCTTATTGTTCATAAGGTGTTCATAAATTGGTGTAGGATATGCTCCCGGAGCACTAGGTTGAGCTACCATATCTACTGTGATAATCTCAAAATCTGATACTTCACCGGAACCGTCATCTCTGACGTTCCCGGATCCGCGTGACGAAACACCTAATTTAACTCCGCTTTCTAGCATAGTTTTAATTAGCTGTCCCATAGGGGTTGGTAAAATTTTCAGTTTACCGTAACCGTTAGGGCCGTCCATCCACATATTAACAATCATATGCGATACACGGTCCAGGTTAATTTTTAGATCATCTGGATGATCTACTTCTCCGAGAACTGAATAGCCATTTTGAATCTGATCGTTAAGGGTCTTA